TTCGCCATCTTCGCTAACATTAATCTTCATATTGCGACCTGGATATTTAGCGGCCAGCTGTACGTACAAGTCGTCCGATAGCATCTCGACGCTCTTAAAATCAATGTCGATAGTTTGTGTAGCAAATAACGATTCACAATAATTAAGTACCTGATGAAATTCCAGCTCACGATCGTTATGGAAGATTTCGATCTGTACATTAAACTTAAACAAATGTCTATGTCTATTTCCAAGATATGATACATCTGCTAACGCAGGATCGGTCTCGGCCGCAATATACTTATGGAATCCGGCTTTTTGAAAGTTTACATAAATCCATCGTTTAGCTTTTTCCATAATGCGTACAGCTTGTTCTGCTAAGGCTTGATTTCGTTGTTCCTGTATCATTTTTGTAATAACTCCATAGTTACAATTTTGCCAATTGATTCAGATAAGTTTTCATCCTGGGTAATAATATGAAGTTTGATACGATTCTCGTCTTTTTTATGATCATACCAACGAGACTCTACTACCGTTCCACCAGACACTGCCTGCACCTTAAAGGTAATAGGATCTGGAAGATCGATACTATTTGGACTATCGTCACTCAGCTCGTCATCAAAATTAACACTGATATTGCCTTGACTACGCAACCTTGCAGGGCGTTGTCTAGCACCACTATCAGTGTCTACCAATATATTGATTAGTCGTTGTCTTAGCCAGTTTCTCATTGTATTACTTCGTCCTTGGTATATTTAGACCAGTCAGTGAACACTTCTTTATTTTGTAAGTCGTGTAGGCTGTGACACCATACACCTGGATTTGTTGCCGCAAAATCTCTATCATCGATTTTAAGAGTAGCATGGTATCCGAACTGTTTTATATAGGGAAGTTTAACACTAATCATTGGAACAAAATTATGGAATTCTACTAGGCCGGATTCTAATAGGCCTTCTGCTTGTGCATGATCTAAATCAAGAGTGCATAACCATCCTGCCTCTAAGCATGACTGCACCATGTATTCCCAATCCTGCCAAGCATCGCCGTCATTCTTGTCTAGGGCTGGAAAACTTTGGTCAGCACCAAAATAGATATGCTCACACTTGTTGTTTTTAGCTTCTTGTTGAATAATTTGGGTGTCTTGTAGGCCTACTACAAACAAGGTCTTCATACCAAATGCAATGGTGTGCTCTACTTCAGTTCCTGTAAAGAAACTTATTTCTTTGTGTCCTGCTCTGTTCATTATACTTGATCTTGTTCTAATTGATCTAATCGGGCCAGTTGGTCCGGGCTAAACTCTTGTTCTAATTGTACGCTATCATCCTCGTCATTGTCAACTTCAGCTTCTTCAAATAAGGCATTAAATTGGCTGTGTGCGTTCTTGGCCTTCTTACCTTTGAAACCACGAGTACCAATAATGTCCATCCAATAACGGTCATAGTGTTCGATAATGGCTTCAGCTTCCGCACGATCGGGCGTGGCAAAGATAGCGTCTACAATGTCTTTGAATCGAGCATGGTCACCATTTTGGTGCCACATCATTGCAGGAAACGATCCCGCATCATATTCACGATTGGCCCGCTGAACTGCTTCTAAGTGCATCCAAACATTATGGCCCATTAGTAATGCGTAGCTAAACGAATCCCACGATGTCTTACCTTCTTTACCGATCTTGTTTAACATTCCGGGTTGATAGTAACAAACATCTTTCATTTGTAACTGTAGACTAATCGGACTTTCATCAAAGTGGTCAACTAATCCATCGGCTACTACTGCTTGTCCATATGGGCGTGTGTCTGTACTATATTTCTTGTCATCGGCAATTGGACTCATACGATAGCACCACTTGTCATTATGTGGCAGATCAATGTGGTGATATACTTGTCCGTTAGCTGTAGCTAAGAATGGACTTGCACAGTCAAAGCTGATGGTAAAACTTGGGTTAACATACCGACGCACGGCTCGTTGAATGTCTGTAAGTAGTACAGCCCACTCTAGTTTACTTGTGCCCAAGAAGTGCATCCAATCATGGACACCTTCTTTAAGTAATCCATCATGCCGTAATGCTACTAAGCGTCGAAGCACCAAGTGAACATCACACATGTTCTGGCCACCCATACTCCACCCATCAAAGTGTGTGTCAGGATATAAAGTTGGATCACAGTAGTGTTTCATTGTGTCATACCAACGATCAGCATCAGCATGATTGGCACCTTGTAGAACATTTAATACTTTCATGCCACCATTCTTAGCACCCTTGCGGTGACGCATATAGTAGTCATTGTTATATTTGGTGGCCGCAACTGCTTCTTCTAGTGTGGTAATGCCACACTTGTCGCTGGCATTTTTGTCATGTATAACCCAGGTTGGTATGTCCAAAGTCATACCATAATCAGCTACACCATCTAACCATTTAACTACAGCCTCACGCTTTTTCTGTGCGGCATCTAATAGATTCTGATAGTTTTTAACGTGATCAATCTTGGCATACTTCTTGTTGCCATTCTTATCGTGTTTAGGTGTGCCATCTGGTTTAAGATCTACGACATGTTCAACGCCTTTAGCCTTAAGTTCGGCCATCTTTGCTAAGACCGCTGGGCTAGTTGGATCGCGCCATTCGCCTTCCCATAGACCCTTAGCAATTTGGAATCCACCCGAGTCACCTAACATAAGAGTACCAGGCTCGCGATTACGAACCATATCCTCTGACCAATCTTGCTTGGTAAGATCTAAGTTAGCATGACCACCCGAGTATAAGGACCACTTGTATGGAAACAGACCTTTGGCGCTATTAAGCCAGTTCATCATCTCCATATCTTTTATACCAGCGGGCATACGAGTTTTAGGATCTACATAAGGACCATTAACAGGATCACGCTGTTTCCCTATATAGGTAGCATAAAACCCCGAGATGGCTGGGAGAAAAACGGCATAGTCGTTTTGCTTGGCTGTTAAATTGTCTTGAGTCATTAACTTATTTAGATTGTGCTGGAATGATATATGTATAAACAGCAAGCCCGGAATCAACAATAATCTGTGCCGCACCATCATCACTAATACGCATAATCTTGTCACCAGTTAAATCAAGAATACTAATGATAGTCTTAACTGGCCATGCCCATGCTCGTTTAAGTGTACCTTCTACGCCTGGCTGGAATACAAAGTTACCAGCGTGTGTACTATGGTCACCAAAGAAAAACTTTAAGTCACCGTTTTCTGTTTTAGCTTGGAAGTTAACTTCTTCGGCGTTGGCTTGTGCCTGCATCTTCAAACGCAGAATACTTGCTACTGTTGGTTCAAATTCGATGTGCCATGTAACACCTTTGAATTTAACAGTTTTGGCTTTTTCTGTTACAATCTCTGCAGCCATAAAACGATAATTGTTTTTAAAGTCACCAGTGGCATTTTTAAAACTAACGCCATCTGGTGCGCCTGTATCTTTTTTGGTAAGAGTAAGTTCGGCATTTTCTTTGTACTCTTGTAAGTTCAACAAGATTTTCAATTTGCTTAAATTGGGCATGCCAAATGTGCCAATAAAGTCTGCAACCGGATTAGCAAACTTTCCTTCTACTACTACGCTACGATCTTCTGCAACACCAAAGATGTCTGTTTCTTTGTCTGTGCCGGTGATCTTAACTAGGTCAATACAACCTAAGTCGTGTGTGTGCTCTACTAAGTCTAATAAATGATCTCTCATGTGTAATTCTCCTTGTTTGTTGATTATACGGGGTTTATTTAGATTTTGCAACTACTTCGGTAATATTTTTGCCAATGTTTGTCCACCTTTGAGTGAACTGAGTGTTCCGGGTTTTTTCAATTCTAACCAAGTTGATGATCCATTGTCGTGCCATTCAAAGTCAACTTTGAATCCAGTTAATTGGGCTAATTCACGTATCAAATAACCAGGAGTGTATACAGCAAGCTCTATTTCAACAGCATTGACTCCAGCGGCACGATCTGCATCGTTAAAGGTTAAAATAAACACTCCACCTGGTCTTAATTTTTGATAAACTTCGGTCAGGTATTGTCTGAACAATTCGATAGGTCTGAAGTTTAGAAAATTGTAAGCAAGGACTACACTAAATTGGTTGTCGGGCAACTTATCTAAAAATGGAGCATCTTGAGTTTCGTTGATTATATACTTTCGTAGCCTATTTTGAAACTGAGTGTTAAATCTATTCAAGGCTGGCTGTAGTAATTCGTGACTCACATCAACTATATAAAGAGGATCGTGTGCAACCATGTCTTCGATAAATGGCTCTATATTTGGTCGTATAATCATTGCCGGATAGTGCCAGTCTGCATATCTATGTAACCGTGACTTAAATAGGGTTAAGTCTAGATTTTTAAAATGATTACGGCCATTGGTTTGAATATTTTCTGCTGTTTGATTTAATTCGTGTTGATATGAATTATAGCTTTCAGAAAAATATTTTGGTTCTATTTTTTTAATGTCTTGACTGATTTTTAACTTTAAATTTTCTAATGTTTGATTAAATGCCACAGCGGCTTGAGAAATAGAATCTTGCTCACTGGCAATTGAATAATCTCCATCCTTGGTTATATAGGACAAATTATCAAGCATTACATTTAGATCATTTTGTATAGATCCAAATGACAAGTTATCTAATTGATTTTTGAGCAGTACCAGTTCGCTTAGTTTCATATCACCACTCAAACAATGTTTGGAAAGTATTTTCTGTATTAGTAGCTGACTTTAAGTCCCACTCTAACACACCCAACAAGTTTTCTAACTTTTGATCTACAACAGTTTGTTCCATTTCACTATCGTCAAATGGCAGGTCTTTAAACCACTGTGGCAAGTGTTGTTCATCTGTAGGATAACCAATGCTAGTCCAGCCAAGTGGATTTTGTTTTAGTTTACATACGATAGTTTTCATGCCATCTACGATCTGCATACTATACTTGTCGCTATTCATCCTGCGAAGATTATTCCAGTTAAGTGCAGCACGAACGTGTCCAGGCATGTTGGCTTTACCTAGACGCTCTTCTTCTTTACCATACTTGGTAAGATTGTTTACACGCTTAGGCGACCCTTTTTCCCAACCCGGACGTTCTTTAAAAATGTATTTGAACTCGCGAATCTTTTCAATAATCTGTTCACGTGTAGTACCAATTAAAACATCATTAAGTATCTCACTTAAAAAGTCTTGAATAACTTTGGGAGTATCCGACCTTTTCAAGTCCAGGCCCATGGCTTTGACTTTGCCAGGCACACCATGAGTGTCTACACGTTTGTTTTCCTTGTCATAATACATAACAGCATAACGCTTTTTGGTAATGAACAGGCCTTTGCTGGCCACAATCTCACGTCCGCCTTTAATTACACCACCCATTTCACGTGGCACATGAAATGCCTGTTCCATAAAACCCGGAAAGCTGTCATTGACTTGATCAGCGATTGAGTTATACAGTTGCACAGCAATTTCTCTTGACCACTGCATGTTGCCTGCTTCGATTTCTTTTTGTAATACAGGATATGCTGTAAAGTAACAACTGTCTGTATCGCCATAGATAATAGCTTCGCCTACGTGGTCATATTTGCCAGTAATACATTCATTTACATAGGCATCCATGTGTTTGGCAATGGCACGACCAGTTAATGTAGTTGATTGTCCAATGCGCTTGTCAAAGAAACGGCAACCAGGATTAAGAATAGCGCCATAGAGACTGTTAAGGTTAATCTTCTTAACAAGTTGGCGTTTGTCCCAATATTCTTCATCTTCTGCATTTTTTGCCTCCTTTAACTTGGCCTGCATCTCTTTACGTTCAGCATACCAACGTTTTAACAATCCGGGAATAACTGCTTCTTTCTCATAGGTAAAAATTGTTCCGTTGGCACTGAGCATCCAGGGTTGGTTGCTGTCAAATATAATTTTCCACACTTCGGCAGCACTATGCACCGACTCTTCACCATCTTTCCAGTCAATGGTAATTTCTGTTCCAGGTTCTGTGGCCATCACTGCTTCGTATTCTAAACTGCCAAATAATCCTTCCCATGCACCAGCAAAACTGCTACCTGCTCGCATTTTGTCGCTAATATAGCGTTCGGTCATTACGGGCCTGAGTTGGCCAATAATAGTTTCTGGGCCCATGTTAAGCGCACGAATGGCACTTGGATACAGCGAGTTGATATCTATTGACCCTACGTATTCGTGAATACCTTTGCGTGGATACGCAACATACGCACCTGCCGCTTGCGTATCTTCATCACTGTAGCGTTCTTTGCGGTTTGGCACAACCATGCCACGTTCGTGTGCTTCGTTAATAATGGCCTGTTCTGTTACAGCCACAGCACCCATTGTGGTTTGTAGCAACACTGTGTTTTCGTGTGCTAATGTGTTGGCAAGATCTAAAAACTTTAGTTTTTTATCCAGCTTGGCCAGAATCATTGTGTCTTGTCTATTATATTCAATGAACTTTTTAAAGTTTTGATTGTATAGTTGATCTAGTGTGCCTTCAAACACTGTCTTTGTTTCTTGGAGTTCGTATTCAGCAATGGCATCCAAGCTATAACTATGACGTTCTTCGTATGTGTACTTGCGATACAGTTGCATATAGTCCATATGCACACGACCAATCAGGTCATAGGTTTCGTTTTCAGCCCCGAAGCGTTCAAACATGCGCTTCTTGGGATATTGATTCCACAGGCAAAACCTGCGTGTGTCGTCCTTACTAAGAATACGGGTGACACGATTTACAGTATAGGGTATATCATAGCCCTCTGAGTTCCAACCTGATATTGCATCAGCATCTTCGATTAAGTCCAAGAATGTTTTTAACATCTCATCTTCACGTTCGAATATGATACAGTTTTCAAACTCTTGAGCAATTTCGTCCGCAGTTTCACGGCTCATGTGTTTGGGCGGAACAACCAAGGTGACCATTTGCTCCAGCCATTGTAAGTAAACACTAATAGCAGTGATAGCATTAAATGGATCTGTTGTTGGGCTGAAGCCACGCTCAGGGTCGAAGTCTACCTCAATGTCAAAGAACGCTACGTTTAACTTAGGACCGTCTTGTCCTTTGTAGTTGTCTTCTAAACAACGAAAAATTGGATTGATATCGGACTCAAATAACTTTTTGCCCGATTGTATCCTAAGTTCTTTGCGGAATTCTTTATTATTTCGTGAGCTAAAACGACTTACCGGTGTGCCAAATATACTTTGAAACTTGCCACGAGGGTCTTCATAATAGAATACAAAATTTGCAGGGTATTCTTTGTATACCCGCTCACCGTTGACTCGCTCAACTACATGGATGCGGTCATGCTCTCTATCAAATAATGCATCTACGAAACTCATTCTTCTCCTTGTGGCTTATGGTCCACTGACCTTGATTCATGCTCGTATCGTGAGCGACTCGATTGTTGTAAAACAATATTTATAATGTCTTACCCACAGTGGTTAAAATTGTTTCTAACAATTCGTGATCCTGTTGTTCACGACCAAATTCTGATTTGTGTGCCAACTTAATAGCTTTCTTGAGGACATTAGGTTTAATATCTAATTCTTCGGCAATGGCTTTGACTGTGTCGTTAAGTCCGCCTTGTAAGGTTTCAATTTCCATTGTAACCTGCATACCTTCGTTGATGATTTGTGTAAGTTTGGCCTGTTCGGCTGTGTTAAAAGTTCTGTTGTTAGACATCTAATTCTCCTGAGTAAGTTTTACTAGTATACACTATTATTTTGGAAAGTCAACGATGTTTTGGTAAAGTTACTTTTTGGGATTCCGGTAGCGAATCGGATGACCCAGGGTAGTAACCACCCAGCCTCGCAACTAGTGCGG